GTATAGCGGAAACATCACGCTTACTCTGCCTGCTAGCGATGGCGATGCGGGGCAAGTGCTGTCTACGGACGGTGCGGGGGTAACCAGTTGGGTTACAAGCGGCGGGCTATATAATGCGTGGTTAATAAAAACCACTACCTATACTGCTCTATCGGGGGATCAGCTAATAGCAAACGCCCCAACCACAGCGTTTTCTATAACTTTGCCCGCCAGCCCATCAGCCGGCGATACTGTAAGTTTAAAAAATGTCGGAGCGGCTTTGTTAACAGTGGCTCGCAATGGCAGCAACATAAATAGTACGGCGTCTGACGCTACGATGCCTACGGGAAACGCGGCGCAGCTAGTCTTTGTAGATAGCACAATCGGATGGACGGTACTATGAAAGGGGTATTGAAATGATTATAGGCGGATCAGGAAACAAAACACCGACAAGTTTACTGACAGGTAAGCAAGGGCTTCACTACGGTTATCAAGATGTGCAACTAACTTCTGGCGCTAAGATGACTCAACTAGCCGCGAACACCAATCTTCAAACTATTATAGACGTAACTGGTTCTGGCGCTTTATGCTTTTGCTACTTGATGTCGGTTGGGAACAACACAGGGGCTACGATTAAAATAACTCTTGATGGAGTCCTAGTCGCTAGCGAGACTAGAGCTAATGATTCATCTGGAGGGATTGTCAATTACGGAATAATGTCCGTCGGCGGCATGCTTCAGGGCAACGCAACCGGTGGGAAAACCCTAAGCAGGGATAATGTTCCTTTTAATGTTTCGCTAAAAATTGAGTGTCAGGCGCTTAACAACCCCAATGCGGTTTATTTAGCGCACGACTACTATATTGCAACGTAAAAATTTGAGGATATACAAATGAGCGAAGAAGAAGCGAGGGCTTGGCGGAATTTCCAATTGATGAGTAGTGATGGGATCGTGCAGATTCCTGATCACGCGCAAAGAGCTGCGTACATAACCTATCGGGCAGCACTTAGGGATTGGCCTTCAACATCTGATTTCCCAGACACGAAGCCGACGCTATAACTTAAATATCGTTTAAACGACATAATTTTTACAGGATTGCAGGCTCATGGGTGCTAAAAGAAACAATAAAATTCCTAATTATCAGCAGCAAGTTAAAGCTGCTCAAGCAGCACCGCAGCAAAAAGCGTTGGTTTATCCGGTAGAACAAAACTCAAATATGCCAGCGGGGGGGAAAAACTCCAGCCCGCCAAACAACTTCGGAGGAAAAAACTCCAGCCCGCCAAACAACGGCGGAGGAATGTTTGGCAACCTAAACGGGCTTGCAGCAGCAGCAGCAGCAGCACCAGCACCAGCAGCAGCAGCAGCACCAGCAGCAGCACCAGCACCAGCAGCAGCACCAGCAGCAGCACCAGCACCAGCACCAGCAGCAGCACCAGCCCCAGCAGCAGCAGCAGCACCAGCACCAGACCTAGCATCGGCTCAAAGCCCCGGTTTACAGGCAGCACCTAACTCTTTTGCTTCGCCCGCTAGAGCGCCAACTGGAAACGACCCGTGGCAGGCCGGTGAGGAGATGGAAGACTACCGAGCTAGGGTTACAGCAGCAAACGCACCAGCACCAGCACCAGCACCAGCACCAGCACCAGCACCAGCACCAGCACCAGCACCAGCACCAGCACCAGCACCAGCACAAAATCCTGAAGAAGAGTTAAGAAATGACATAGAAGCAGCCGTTGCTCCCGCCGCCGATAAGCCTCAGCAGATGTACGCGGCACGACCGGGCGAGGATATGGAAGCTTTTCGAGCTAGGCAGACCGCAGCACAAGCAGCAGACCCTAATTTTGACTTAGCTATGTACCAGCAGCAGTTAAAAAGCGGGGGCGGCATACCTGCCGAAGCTAGCCCTCAGCAGATGTACGCGGCGCGGCCGGGCGAGGATATGGAGGCTTTTCGAGCTAGGCAGACCGCAGCACAAGCAGCAGACCCGAACTTTGACTTAGCCGCATATCAGCAGCAGTTAAGAAGCGGCGGGGGGACAGCACCAGAACCAGCACCAGCACCAGCAGCACCAGCAGCACCAGCAGAAGAAGCAGCACCAGCAGAAGCACCAGCAGAAGCAGCACCAGCAGAAGCAGCGGAAGTTACCCACACTATGCCTGATGGCACAGTAATGGCTGGCGCGGAACATCAAACAACCGACGCCCCAGCCAACTCGTCTATCCGAGATGACATAGAATCAGCGGCAGCAAAGACTAACGCCGATGCTTTAGCAGACGGCGGAGACACTGATGGCGACGGGCAAGTATCGGAGGCAGAGCTAAGCGCTTGGAGGCCCACTGATGGCCGCTACGGAACAAACCCAAACAACCGCGTCAACCGCAACCAAGCCTATAGCCAAGACGCCTTAAAAACTATAGGCAATCAAGGCGGCGTTGTAGGTGACGATGGCGTTTTTTCAGAAGATGAGTTCTGGGATTACGATAAACTTAGACAAACCAACGAGGGCGCAAACTACGGAGGGGCCACTAAAGAAGGCGAGTTTAACTACCAAGACCCGTCTACGTGGAATACCCCTCCAGCAGCACCGGCATCAGCACCCGTTGCTGACGGGGTACAAAATGCAAACGGGACTTATAATTTTAACCACCCCGTCCACGGCATGATGACCGACCTGTCTAAGTATGGCTATGATCAAATGGTAGCGGAATCTGGTCAAGCAGCCAATACTAGCCAGAACTCCCCGCCCGCAGAGCCTCAACAAAATCAAGCTCAAAATCAGTTTAAACAATTCATGGAGCAAGCGTCGGGTAAGAAACGAGGCGGTTCGCCTCCGCAATATGGCGGAGCCGGGTATAGCGGTGACCCTATGATGCCCGGTTCTGGCGGTTATGGTCAAAACTATGGCGGTGGCTACGGTGGCGGTCAAAACTATGGCGGTGGCTACGGTGGTGGCTACGGTGGGGGGTACGCGCCTCAGCGTTCTCAGAGCTTCCAAAGTTATGGCGGCGGTTATAGGCCACAACGCCCTCAGTATACGGGGCAAAGCTACGGCGGCGGCGGCGGCGGCGGTAAACGAGGCCGTAGGCCCACGCAGTACGGTGGCGGTGGCGGGTACAGTAGTGGAAATTATGGGCAGTCTTACTTTAGACCAGTAGGACAAAGGCAGTCTTTACCCGGAAACGCTCGCCCGCAAGCGGAAGCGGCTCCTGACGGAGAAAGCGCTCAGCCATCTGCTAACCCCTTTGCTAACGTAAGCAATACAGCCGGCTCCAACCCGTTTTTAGCAAACGGAATGCCCGACGCAGGGGCGCAAAACGGATACGGCCCCGGCAGCGATTTTTATAAAATGATAATGCAGTCGCTACGCGGCGGCGGGTTTATGTAGGAGAAATACATGCCTTCAGTAAGTGGCAAGCAGCAAAGAGCAATGGCCGCAGCCGCTCACGGGGATTCCACTATCGGAATCCCTCAAGCGGTAGGGGCTGAATTCATGCGGGCAGACGTACTCAAGAAAGAGGCGAATCGTCGTCCTCAACCCGCAGCATCAAGTCTTCAGGGGACACGCCCCCAGAAATACTAAGTTTAGCGATGCAAGCTATAGCTCTTTCGCCTCCAATAAGGTCTTTTTTTAAGTCTTTAATGTAGGCGCGAAGCGCGGCCATTTCTATTGTTTCTTCTTCAGTCATTCGCCTACCCGCTGTAGCTTTTTAGCTGCATTAATTAGTTTGTTTCGGTTTGTAGTGTGTACCCACACTGACACCCTAACCAAACCAGAATCTCTTTGCCGCTCATCGTATCCCACTTGAGATGGGTACTTAGCGCGGTTTCTTTTTTCTAGCTTTGTCTTATCCATAATATTTCCTCGCTCCATAAGCGCCTAATGTTAGTCGCTTAGCATTTCTCCCACAATGGATAAAATAGCCTTTTCGTCAAACCGGGAGATGTCTACGTTTAAACGGTCTGATAGATCGCCCCGCAAGTCGCTGTGTTTTACCTTAGCGTAGCTTTTTATTCCCGCAACTCCGGGCACTGATTTAGCCACTTCTTTAACCATTCTAGGCTTTATAGTTTCACCGCCAGCCCTGACCGTTGCGGTAGATAATGCTGGGTAGAAGTAGTTTTTCTTAACTCGCATGTAAACCACGTTGGGGTCAGACGGCTCTTCCATCCCTAAAGCCCTGAACACTTGCCCTATGAGCGGGTTAATCCGCGCAGCGGGTATAGCTATCAAGTCTTCTTCTTCGCAAGCCCTAGAGATAGCATCAACAATCTTCTCAGTGACACCTTTAGTTTCTTTACGCATCTCTTCGCTAGCGGCTGTCTTCAGAGTTTTGTACAAGTCGTTAGTGATTACTCTTTGCCGTAAGTACCGATACAGGTCTTCAGCGTTATATTCTTCTTTGTTTAACCTCCATGTAGCCATGTCTGCTGTCATGTCAGCATCCGCTTCGTCGGTGTTACGCAGCACCGTAAATCGCCTATCCTCTCTGGCTAAGCGTAGCGCGTCAGTATGGTTGCTGAACATGAGAAAACTAGCGCACGTTTCAGCGCTGCCTTTAAACCCATTCTTCACGTTGACCGGCACTTTCACGGGAGAGGTATCGACGTAATGCTTTAGGACTTCCTGCTTCCTATAGCTTTTCATGTCGGAGTCTTTTACTTCGTTAACTACCACCACCAGAGAAGTTATCCACTCGTTGAAGCTGTCATTCACCATTTGGTCGAATTGTATGGAGGAACTGTTCCAAGCTCCGACTAAGTCTTCAACATACTTACTAAGCGTGGTTCTCCCCACTCCTTGAGTGCCGTCCGTCACCATTAGTATTGCGCTGCCCCGAAAACGAGGGTCTTGAATCTTGGCGGCAAGCCAATCCAAAAAATACGCCGCTTCTTCAGGTTCTGGTAGCAGATAGTTAATGTAAGCAATGAATTTATCCACGGCAGCCTGATCATAGTCGCCGTCTGTCCACGGCGGCGGGCCGTATTTATTTATGACCCGTCTGCCCCCGTCTTCCAGTATCTTATCTTCCGACACTTCGTACCCAAGCCCGTCAGCCCTAAGTGTTAAAGGATTTATAGCCCAGTAATCCGCAGCGTTTAAACGCTTCTTAGTGTCAGTTCCATCGCACACCCATACATCGGTGTAGAATTTCTGCTTCATACCGCCAAGTTGAATCTCTGACGCTGTCCTTGCAGCTAAGCTAAAAGCTCCCCCCGCTTTTTCAGTTGAGATTCCGTACTTGTCTAAAGGGATTTGAGCTTCAGGAGGGACTTCTCTCGCCAGCGCCTTGATAGAGTTGTCGTTGCGAACTATCCATGTAAGGAACTCGTCTGTGTCTCGGCTGGAGCAGTGATCGTGGAAGCACTTAAACCCACGGCTATGAGCGTTTTTCCCTTCGCCGTAGCCTAGAGGAGAATACCCAGCGGCAGTGACGCTGTCGCTGTGGTCGTGTCCCCACGGGCACTCAATAGTAGTCCACTCATTTTGGTTAGGGTCGTCGGCCAGTACCATCTCATGTGCGTATAGGTACATAAGGGCTTCGTCGGCAGGGCGGCCAAAGTCCGGCATGTCAAACAAAGGCTTATAGGACATAGCCCTCGCAGCTTTCTTAGGTGGCAGGACTTGCCCCGCTTCTAGCTCCCGCCGAATAACGGCAGAAGGGTAAAAAGGCCCGTCACTTTTAGTAAGTTTCACATGAAACCTTCCTTTCTCGCCTTTCTTTCCGTTAACGCCATCAGGAAGCCGTACAGCTTTGCCTAACATCACCCCGCCTTTGTCCGTAATTCGGGGTTCGTGATTCTTTAAAAGCCCCACTAGCGCCTGCGCTTCGTCCTGATCCATGATGGGCTTGTCTAGCACGTAGCCGTATTGGTAGTTGCCTGCACTGGACTCGACTATGTAAGTGGGGGTAGCCATACCCGCAGGTAAATCAGCGGCGTCTACCTTGGTGCCTATGTCATCCAACACCAGCACATGAAGCCCTGCAAAGTTAGCAAGTTTGTTTCTTAACAACCCATCTGCCTGCCTTTGTATGCTAGCGGTTGAGTAATAAAGCGCCCTTGGTTTGGTGCCAGAGAGAAGGGTGTCAAAAGCGTTTAAACTATCCACCGGGTATCCGGGGAGGTTACCTGACCGGGGAGCAAAGAGAGCTACTTCTGAGCCTGTTGGCTGGGTATGGAAAACTAAATCTATAAAAGATTGGATAGCTATCTTGTCATAGTGGTGTTTAGTGCTAACTAGCTCTAGTTTTGCCACTTGCACTGGGGCGGTATCTTCCGTAATATCTTCATCAGATGGTGGTTGTGCGCCGTCGTTTTTGCTCATTTGTATTCCCTTAGTGAGTTAGTGTAAGTAGAAGGCCCTTGTTTTCCGACAAGGGCCTTTTTCGTTTTAGCCTTTTCCATATCGAGTTAATATTTCGGGTTCTGCTTGTAAAGGTAGGCCGATGGCCCAAGCCGGAGGCGTTTCCATGATAAGCTGTAAGTGTTTGGCGCATGAGGATGCTTCGGCGGAAGGGGATTCTAAGACTACCTCATCATGAACGTGCATCACAGCATTAGGCAGGTCTAAAAGCACATCCCGCAGAAGAGCCGCGCAGAACGCCTGAGTAACATTCTCCGACAGAAGGCCACCCCACAGCTTGTAGCGGGGCCATTCAGTTGCGTCTTGCTTCATGCCGTATGCCGCTTTCATAGCGGTGATCTCGCCGCCCTCTATCCTAGCTTGAGGGTAAGTCAAAAAAGTTCCGTCCGGTAACTCGCATATGAGAGAGCCACCCATCAGGCTGGGAGCAAACAAATAAGTTATGCCCCTCGATACCGGAGCCTTTGTCGCTGGGTTTCTTATGGCAAACCTAGCCGACTTCTCTAGATTGTTCCAAAACTTCGGTGCCCACGCATTCGCCTTGCGCCACGCATTCTTGTGCCCGTCAATTATGTGGTCTGACAGGTGGATGCCGTAGTTTCGGCTCATAGCCTTAAAAGCCCCCACCCCGCCGCCGTAGCCCATGCTAAGTTCTATAACTTTTCCTAGCTGGCGTTCACCATGTTGCCCGATGTCAGCAGCCGCACGTAAGTACATATCTTCTCCGCGTTTAAACGCTTCTAGCTTATCGTCTGCTAGCTTATCGTCTGCTAAATACGCTAGGGCGCGGGACTCTATGGAAGACCAATCTCCTGCGACAAAAACATTTCCATCAGAAGGTATCAAGGTAGGCCGCATCATCTTGGCAAGCTGAGTCATAACGTCAGTAAGCGGAGTGCCCAGCCGCATCTGGTGCTTTATGACTTCAGTGTCACTGGCAGACACCGCGTCCCTCCTCATATTGTGTAGCTGTAGCCCTCTGGATGAGAACCTGACAGTCTGGGCACCAGCGTATATGAAGGCTCCTCTTACCCTGTCATCGTACTCAGCGCGTTGGAGCATCGTCCGGTACTTGGCGACACTGGACTTGTTACCGTCATCTAGCGCAGCCACTACATCGTAGGACTCGTTTGTTATGCGTAGCTCACCAGCGTCAGCGGTGTCGAGGATAACGCCGCGTATTGTCTTGTCTAGGCTTAGCTTTTTCACCCCCTCTTTGTACACCGTCATTGGTTTTTCAAGGTCTGGGTCTTTGGAAAGCAACCACTCCTTAATGCGCTGGCCTTGCGTGTATTTGGTGACCGCCCCTTTAGTAAGGCCTGACAATTCTAAGTTGATAGCGTCTTGCTCTACCTTGGCGTACCCCACGCAGAGTTCTGCCAGTTCCCTGTCTATCCTCACGCCCCTGTCGTTTACCCTCTCGTTTGCCAGCCAATCAGCGTGTTCTCTAGCTGTCATTCGGCGGGTGTTTAGGACTAGCTCTTTAGTGGCTTGAACGTCAGCTTCGCAATAGTCGTACATCTCACGCATCAGCCCAAGGTCAGTATTAAACTGGCCGGTGTCTTTGTTAGGCACACATAACTGCTTGATAAGGTAGGCACCACGGTGGGATTTTTTGTGCTTAGCGTTAATCGCTCTAGTGGCGTCGTCTAAATTAGCGGGCAGACCGTTTAAACGTGCTTGTGCAGAAGTGCAATACCAGCGCTCTTTTTTTATCGGCGGAAAGCCGTAGTCACTGACCATGACGTACTCATAAATTAGTTGGTCAAATCTAGCGTTATGAGCGCCAATCAAACAGTTTTCGTTTTGTAAGTAGTCTATCAACTCAGGCAAGGGCGCGGCGTTAGGCGTCCACAGCCCGAAAAAGTCGCCTTTTAGCTCAGCAAAGGCCATGCACAGGGCTTCAGTCGTTTGGTCGGCTGCGTACTTGTCAGCCCCCTCCAGCTTCAGGTCTGACCTAGAGCGGGTTTCAAAATCAATTATTAACATTTTAGTAGGGTCGGACATGCTCGTACTCTTTTGTTGTGAAAAGGGCGTACAGTCAAAAAAGGCCCCGAAGGGCCTTTCTGTTAACCGGCTATCCGCCGCCGTTTTGCTGGTGCTTTTTCAGCGGGTGGGGCCTCGTCCTCCAAAGCAGTGTCTACGTCGTTCATCGACTGCCAGTGGTCTACGGAAAGTACCGGAACATTAATCTTACCGTAGGTTTTGTGCTTGTAGCTGTCGCTTAAAAGCTCTACGACGGGGACGATATCAGCGTCACCTCCATTGATTTGATTAACAACTTTAGCAACGATGTCACGTACAGCTTTTACACCCCCCTTTGAGCTAACCTTATATATTACTTGCTGTCCGGTAAACTCACCGCTTATAGCAACCATATGAAAGCCAACCTGCTTTTCCCAACCACGTTTCGCACCTTCAGCTTCAGGCAGACTAGAACCTATTATCGGGGTTCCAGCCATAGGTGCCATCTCCTCGCCTAGTAACTCGCCCTCACCCCACGCAATAAAGCCCTCAATAAAGCTGTTGGGATTTATAGCCCACAGCCCATCAGTTACCTCATGTGCGTCTGCTCCAAACACCCAATCTCCACCTTTATCTAACTTGATAAACGGAAACTCGCTGCTGCCAGAGCTAATGCGTTGGCCCGCTTGAGCTAAGCCGGTACTGAGTTGGGATAATTCTACTGGTAAATTTGCCATTCTTTTTTCCTCGTTCTTCTTTTTTAAGTAAGTCGCCCTAGCGCGTGTTTCAGCGCGTTGGCAGACATGATTCCCTCTCTGGGGTCGTCTTCTCTTGCGAGTGTCGATCCTGTCGAGGCCTTTCCAATGTAAGCGCTTAAACTATCGAAGTCAAGCCCCTTGTTCTTAAAAACCTTCTCTAGTTTTGGCGCAGTTAAGAATTTAGCTTCCGTAATGTCGGCTACTTTTAACTTTCTGCCTTTTACAAACTCGTTACGGACTGCTTCTTCTGCTGACCCCTCGTCAATCCATTTTCGAGTGGCCCGTTTTTGAACTAGCTTCCACCCCACCACCGCGTTGCCTAGCTCCATCTGAGCGTGGGCGGTTTCTTTTACCTGCTTGGCCCACGCTATAACGTCATCCGCTAAGTTTAGCGAGGTTGCTAGCGTGTCTAGCTTTGTCGGGGCCATAGTTAACGCTTTTAAAGCCTCGCCAGTTTTTTCAGGGCATGTTGCAGCGGCTGGGCACCAGCGGCAATGGCCCCCGGCGTTCAGCCCGGTAGCTTTTTGAGCCGCTATGTAAGTTCGTTTAAACGCATCGTAAACATCTGATGGAACGTCCCAAACTTTTAAAGTTTCGTTGTCGTCGCGGGTCGGGATGGGCTGGATGATCGCTAGCGTCAGGTCGCCTGAGTCGAATGTTGTTTCGGACACCATTGCGTAAAACATGCCCTGCACGTTGCCGACTGCTCCCACTGCTATGCCCTGCCCAAATTTCCAATCGACTATTATCAGTCTGTTGTCGTCAGTCATTGCTACTACGTCAGCGGTTCCTCCTGTTTCTGCGTTCAGTTCAAAAGTCTGCTCAGTCCAGTAATCAGTTATTTTGTACTGCTTACATAGCTCGTCCCACCCTGCCAGAGCCATGTCTAAAAGTTCTACTTGCTCTGGGTCGGTCACTTCCCACTTGTCTATATCGCCGTCAAGCAGCTTTTCCATCTGGTCATGAAGCATTGTCCCGATGTTGGCGTACTCTGATGACGCTCCTTGCGGTATCCCTTTAGCTTCGGACACCCAAGACGGGCAAGCTATAGTTCGCTGGGCCGTAGACCCCCCGTATGTGTAGTGTTTTGTTGGCATTTTTTATTCTCCGTTGAGCCGCGCTCTAGCAGCCCTACTCAGACACGTTGAAGTATTGGTTAAGGTCGGTGGGGGCGCTAGTTTAAAAAGAGAGCGCTCTACGCACTCCCCCCACTTTACTTTTAACCACCCTTTTGCTTCTTTGCACATAGGCTCAGAGGTTCGGACAGCTTCAAACTTACGCCGCTCTCGAAACGCCTGCTTTTCCTCTTCGTCTGTGAATTCCGACAGCCTCACAAATCCTTGCTCACTTTTTGAAGTAAAATGGTAAAAAACTGTTTACTTGTTAATTTAAAACCAAACTCTTTACTGTACTTCTCTCGTTGGACTATAAATTTGGCAAGCAACTCGCCATTTATAGATAAGTTTTTAACGTCTAGCTTTTTTTTGGACTTTTCAATTGCAAGGGCGCGTCTTTTTGCTTTTTCTTTGAGAGGTAACGGCGGCCTGCCTCTTCTGGGCTTATTCATGTGTGCTGCTCCTTTTCTGGTGGTCTTTTAGTAACGCTTCGACAGTCATGCCTAGCGACATATTGTAGGCCGTGGCAAGTTCATCCAGCGCGTCGTAAGCCTCCCACCGCACCGATATAGATGCGGTTGGCTTTTTTTCCCTGCTGGGGTTTCGAGAATTTTTCCGGTCGGGCCGTTCTAACATAGGTGTCTCCAAAATTGATTAATGTGAATGGTCATGCTAAAGCGCTTATGCTAGCATGTCAACCTCACAACACAGGAATAGACCATGCTGCACACTAACGAGAGGTCACTACAAAGAGACTGCTTAAAACATGCTAGATCGTTAGGTATGTTTGCCCGAAAGGTGGAAACCCCTAATTACGCTGGGTTTCCCGACTGTCTGCTGATTAACGAGGGCGTCACTTTTTTTGTAGAGTTCAAGCACCCCAATGGCACTGGCCGACTGTCGGCGCTTCAGAAAAATGACCACGCAACACTGGGGAACCACGGCGCTGATGTTTACGTCATAGATAGCTACTCTGGGTTCAGTGACCTATGCAGGAAAATTCTAAATCTAAAAGCTGGAAGCCCTAATTATGATAAATGAAAAACAACTGGCGGCAGTAACTCACATATACGAGCAAGGCGAAACTTATCTGGTCGGGCCGATGGGCTGTGGAAAGACGCTGACCGCGCTAACTGCAATGGACGAGTTGCTAAAAGACGGCCACGTACACCGCGTTTTAGTGATCGCGCCAAGGAAAGTATGCGAACAGGTATGGATGCAGGAAGTGAACAAGTGGGGATTACATCGTTTAAACGTAGCAATAGCTACCGGGACGCCGGATAACCGGGAGAGGGCGCTGACCGGGTCGGCTAACGTAGTTTGCATAAATTTTGAAAACCTCGCATGGCTATTTAGTAAAACCAATCTAAAAGCTGGAAATCTAAAAGCTGGAAGTCTAAAAGCTGGAAGTCTATTTTCCGGTTTTGACATGCTGGTTGTAGACGAGGCCACAAAAATGAAAGCTGGAGGTAAAGCATTCAAATCCCTGCGGCGACATTTGAGCCAATTTAATACCCGCTTAGCTATGTCTGGAACTCCGGTATCGGAAGATTTCGGAGGCCTGTTCTATCAAGCCATGATTGTGGACGACGGGAAGGCCTACGGGAAAAACAGACAACAATGGTTAGAGCGCTATTTTACGCCTACTGATTACATGCGGTATAGCTGGGAGGTCGTGACGGCGGCCGATCTACTAGCGCCGTTCAAGCACTGCATGGTCACACTGCCTAGCTATAGCGATGAGCTACCGGCGCTAATCGAGCGCACTGTCTTGCTGGGCGGGTGCCGCACCCCTGAATATGACGGGCTGGCGCGTGACATGATTGTGAACAATGTAACAGCGGCAAACGCTGCGGTGTTGACTAGCAAACTCCAACAAGCCGCCTGCGGTTTTCTTTACGATGACGACGGCGAAACGGTGCCGGTACACTGCAAAAAAAGCGAATGGCTAGCCGCTAGATTGTGGGACTCTAAAACTGTAATCGTTTACCAGTATAAAGAGGAGCTAGCGCGCCTGAAAACACTGTTCCCAAACTGCTTTGAAATTAAAGACATAGCAGCGTTTAAACGTAGCGCCGCCGGTCTGCTAGTCATGCACCCGCGTAGCGCTGGTCACGGCATCTCATTAGTAGAGGCCTCAACCATGATATTTATGGGGCCGGTTTGGTCGCGTGATTTGACGCGGCAGACCATAGCCCGATGTTGGCGTCGCGGGCAAACCAGCACCACGACGGTCTACACGCTAGCGGGTGCCGGCACCATTGAAGAGAGTATGATAGACAGGGAAGCAGGGAAGGCGGTACACCATGCCGCCCTCCTCGCTGCGCTGAGCGGCTAGTATGCCGCCAGCACCTTGAGGCCTTCGGCCGCTAGCGTATCGGCTGATAGCGCTATGCTGTGGTCATACCCGTCGTCGTCTAGAATACCGTCGATCGCTATGCAATTTACTTGGTCAATGCCCCGCGCTCTTACATAGCCGCAGGACTCCGCGACGGCTAGAGGGCCTCGATTGCACCCCCCATCTGTAATAACCAGTATCATTTTTCGCGTCGCGTCTACGCCCCTCAATGATTTTTCTGCGGCCAATATCGCGGCGGTTGTATCTGTGTACCCATTCACCCATTGGTTGTGCGCGTTTGAAGCTAGCTGCTGGCGCGTGTGCCGCTGCTGCGCTGTTTTTGTGACGTATACCCTATCTGTGTAGCGGATAATCGAAAATGGTATCTGGGCTTTTGAAAACGTGCGCCCTGCAGCTATTTCTAGGGCCTGCGCTGTTTGCCGGCGCGATGGGTTTGCGCCGTTCCCATCTTTCCGATGATCCATGCTGCTGCTGTGGTCAAAAACAAGCGCGACGGCGGTGCAGTGCTTCGCAATAGTCCAGCGCTTTTTGAATACGCTAGTCTCGCCGGCTTTCATTCGCCCGCCTGCGCGGGTGTCAAACCGGCCCCTATTTCTATGCGTTTGAATACCTGACTGCTCCGCCGCCGTAAGCGCATTGCGTAAGCCGTTCTCCAGTTTGCCGGTTCGACTAACCAGATCATTGACGACGGCATCTTGCCCGTCGGTTAACCTTGCAGGCGCTACTGTGTGCGGCTCGTCCAGCTCGTCCAGTGCTTCAGTCAATGTACCGCTGTTCGCCTGTTGGATACGTCGTCGTATTTCTCTCTCGTCTTCGTCGTCGTCGCCGCCAAAATCGTCGCCGCCGGCTAAAATCGTGCCGCTCTCGCCTTCGCCTTCGCCTTCGCCTTCGCCTTCTGGTTGGTCTGGTTGGTCTGGTTGGTCTGGTTGGTCTGGTTGGTCTGGTTGGTCTGGTTGGTCAGCCTGCTCAGCTATGAGAGCCATTATTTCACGCGCTAGGTCAAACGCATTACGTGTGCCGCCGGCCGCCCATAACGGCTGATTAAAACGTGAAAGCGCGAGGTCAAAAAAGGCCTCATATTTTGGGAGGTTTAAAACCAGCCCCGTATCTATTCCCATTTCAGCGTTTAAACGCATCTTGATAGAATATGGTAGAGCGTTTGTGTCGGCATCGGTAAGCGGCCCGTTAGCCGCTAGCCCTTTCGCCGCTGTGTGGGTTCTTAATCGCGATAGTAATTTTATTAGATTGGGAACTAGACCTACATTATTGGCATGCTGCTCGATGCGGCAATCCTCTACGCAATTCAGCATAGCCGCTCCCATTTCGCCGTACTCCGTATGTATCGCTCCCATGAAATCAGGGGATGTATAAAGAACGTGCAGAACCTCGTGAACGATACCGCCGCTGTATACATCACATTGTGCGCGTGTGAGCGTACCATCCAACAGCGCGGGTAATAGTAGGTAAACTGTGCGGATATCTTCCTCTATCCGCACCGCGCATGTGGTACCGGCAAACGAGCCTTTTACGGTCCAACGCGGGTCCATATTCTCAACCATTTTTACAGCGCTGGCTAAGTACACGTAACCGTCGATTTTTGTTGTGGTGCTTAAATCAGTATTCATAATTTGGCCCCTAGTGTGA